TACATTCTCCGATGATCCTCGCCATACTCTCCTAGAGATGCACGTGGACTTGGATTTACCCGAACCCTTTGACGATGTAGACGGTGTTGCACTGCCATACGTGGTAACAATCGACAAATCTTCCAGTATTGTGTTGGCTATCCGCCGTAATTGGTACGAGGAAGACATGAAGCGTGCGAAACGCATGCACGTCGTACATTACCCCTATTTGCCCGGTATGGGCTTCTACGGCACGGGTCTCATCCACACACTAGGTGGTTTGACCAAGTCCGCTACTTCTATCATGCGCCAGTTGATCGACGCTGGTACACTCTCCAACCTCCCCGCAGGCTTTAAGGCCCGTGGGATGCGCATCCTTGGGGACAATACCCCCATCATGCCGGGTGAGTTTAGAGACGTTGACGTGCCCGCTGGTACGATCAAGGACGCGATTGTACCCTTACCCTACAAAGAGCCATCAAGCGTACTGTACTCACTGCTTGGGAACGTCGTAGACGAGGGCAGACGCATTGGTGCGGTAGGTGACATCCAAATAGGTGATATAAGCGCTCAGGCCCCCGTAGGAACGACCCTAGCCCTAATGGAGCGTTCAATGCAGGTGATGTCTGGCATTCAAGCCCGTCTCCACGCTGCAATGAAGCAAGAGCTACGAATCCTAGCGCGGATCGTACACGATTACATGCCCGCAGAGTACGCCTACGAGATGGACGAGCCTGCTGACCGTATCTCCGACTTCGATGGTCGAGTGGACGTAATTCCAGTGTCTGACCCTAACGCGGCGACAATGGCACAGCGCATTATGCAGTACCAAGCCGCTCTTCAGTTGGCACAGCAAGCGCCACAGCTATATGACATGGGCAAACTACACCGTCAGATGCTTGAAGTTCTGGGCATTAAAGACGCTGACGACATCATCAAACTACCGGGTGACGTCAAACCTGCAGACCCAGTGACGGAAAACATGGCTATATTGAAGCAAGAGCCAGTAAAGGCCTTCGCATATCAGGATCACGAGGCCCACATTCAGACGCACATGATGGCTATGCAAGACCCGAAAATCCAGCAAATCGTTGGGCAATCGCCGTTTGCAAGCGCTATCCAGTCTTCAATGATGTCCCACATCACGGAGCACGTCGCTCTGCAGTATCGCGTAGAGATACAGAAACAACTCGGTGTGGAACTCCCAGACCCAGAAGCCCCGCTACCAGAAGACGTCGAACTTCAAGTGTCACGTCTGGTCGCGCAAGCAGCAGAGAAGCTGTTCAAGAAGGACCAATCCGAAGCCGCTGCAGAACAAGCTGCCCAACAGCAGGCTGATCCGCTCACGCAAATCCAACAACGTGAGCTGATGATTAAAGAGACAGAGCTGAAGCACAAGATCGAGATGGATAAGCTGAAGCTCAACATCGACGCTATGTCCAAGCAAGAGAACGCTCGCTTGCAGCAAGAACGTATTACCTCTGAAGAAGAGAAAGAGGCAGCACGCATCGCAATTAAGGTCGCTGAACTTGAGACCGACCAGAAAGAATCCGCAGTCAGACTGGCTATGGAAGTCGCGGAGAGGGTAAACCTAGATGGCTGATAATATTTTCCACACCGTCCTGACGCGCATCGACGAAAGTCGCATCTCTATACAAGAGCATTTAGCCGAGGGCGGTGCCAAGGACCAAGAAACTTACTGGAAACTTGTCGGAAAGTACGAGGCCCTCAGTATCGTACGTGCAGAGGTTAAAGAGATCGAAAAAAGATACGTTGATGATTAAACATCACACGTGTAGAAATACCGTATAACGTGGGCTAGTCCACGCAAAGGGCGCTGTGAGCCTTTAATCACTGCAGGAGACTAAGATGAACGCTACCAACTTGAAGGTGGATGACGAGAATGTGCTGGCAAAGCTGCCAGAGCCTAAAGGCTACAAACTCCTCATCGCAATCCCAGAACTACACGGCAAGTCAGAGGGCGGCGTTTATATGCCGGACTCAATAAAACATATGGAAGAGACTGCTTCCATTATCGGGTACGTTATCAGTGTGGGTACAGAAGCCTATACGGATAAAGACCGGTTCCCTAACGGCGCATGGTGCGAGGCTGGTGATTTTATCATCTTCCGTTCGTATTCAGGTACGCGCTTTAAGGTAGACAATAAAGAGTTTCGCATCATCAACGATGATACAGTCGAAGCTGTAGTTGAAGACCCACGGGGGTATACACGCGCATGATCGAGAATAATGTAGTAGTCGAGAACGAAGAACTCGAAACAGACGCCGTTGAAGTAGATATGTCCGACGACGGTGACTTTGAAGTGGAGGTCGAAGACGATACTCCCGACGCAGATAAAGGTCGTCCACGCCGCGCAGCGGAAACGGAAGCTGATATCCCCGAAGACGAGGAACTCGAAAAGCACAGCGAGTCGGTACAGAAGCGTATCAAGAAGCTGAAGTTCGAGTATCACGAAGAGCGTCGCCGTAAGGAAGAAGCCGAACGTGAACGGGAAGCCGCAGTTCAGTATGCTGAGTCGCAGAAGAACGAAGCTGATCGTCTACGTAAGAACCTTTCCGAAGGTGAGGGCGTATTGGTTAACGAGGCTAAGGCACGCGTGGCATCTGAGCTTACAACAGCCAAACGGGCTTATAAAGAAGCCTACGAAGCTGGTGACGCTGATGCTGTTCTAGAAGCGCAGATGGCTCTATCTAAGCTCCAGATGCAGGCTGAACGTGTAGAGAGCTGGAAACCCGCAAGGGCCGCTGTACAAGATCAATCAGCGCCAGCACCACGGGCAAGACCTGCAATACCTAAACCCGACGAGCGAGCGCAGAAATGGGTAGCTGAGAACGATTGGTTCCAGCGCGATAAACCTATGACACGCTACGCTATGCTCGTACATGAAGAACTATTAGAGTCTGGCGTTGATTCTACTAGTGAAGTGTACTATGATAAGATAAATGAGGCTTTACGGTCTCGTTACCCAGATCGCTTTGCGGACGTGGAACCCGAGGTTCGACAACCACAACGTAAGGCTGGCTCCGTGGTGGCCCCGGGAGGTAGAAATACTTCCACATCACGCAATAAAGTTGTCATTACCTCGTCTGAGGCCGCAATCGCCAAGCGTCTCGGAGTTTCTAATAAAGATTATGCGGCGCAAAAGCTGAAGGATATGCAAAATGGCTGATCGTAAACCACGTACAACTGAAACCCGCGAAGCGGGAGAACGTCGTAAACCTTGGAAGCGCTCGTCAATGCTGCCTACCCCCGAACCACGTGATGGACTTTCCTTCCGTTGGATTCGCACATCTACATTGGGTAATGCAGACATGACAAACGTATCTGGGCGGTTTCGTGATGGTTATGTGCCCGTAAAGGCAGATGAATATCCTGAGCTGCACATCATGTCAGATGTTGATTCCCGTTTTAAGGACAACATCGAAGTTGGTGGGTTATTGCTTTGTGCTATCCCGACCCAAGACAGAGACGACCGCATCTATGGTCAGCTAGAGACTGCACAAAATCAGGCTGAAGCTGTCGATAGGAACTATATGCGTGAATCTGACCCGCGTATGCCTCTGCTAAGACCGGAGCGTAGTTCGCGTTAATCATTTGGTAAGGAGCAGTAGCTCTTTGCTGTTATAGTAAATAAATCTGGAGGAAGAGCATCATGGCTACTACAGCTGCTCCCTACGGCCTAAAGCCGGTAAAACGTGCCGACGGTATGGCCTACGCTGGGGCGACGTCCCAGTACCTGATCGACCCTGCTGGGGAGGCAACAAACCTCTTCAACGGTCAAGTCGTTCATATCGGTGCCGATGGTTACATCGCACTATCAACTGCAACCGGTGCCGACGGCGGCACAAACGCGTTCCCAACGGGTACGACCTTAACTGGTTCCCTTGGTGTGTTTATGGGTTGTGAATTTGTCAACGGACAAGGCGTGTTAACCTTCTCGCAATATTACCCTTCCGGTACTGTTGCTCCAGCAGGTACAACAATTACAGCCTACGTCGTAGACGATCCAAACGTACTGTTCCAAGTACAAGCTGACGGCGCTATGGACCAGTCTGACATCGGTGCGAATACGTTCTTCGCCGCTGTTCAGTCTACATCCACTGGCAACACAGCTTTTGGTAACTCTACAAGCGCTGTTGACGCAACGACTGTGACTACCACCGCCGCCTTCCGCATTATGGCCTCCGCATCTCCTATTGGCGACGCGTTCCCTGATCTTTTGGTTAAACTTAACCCCGGCTACAGCAGCCAGACTAATGCTGTCGGTCTATAAGGAGGTCTAACACATGGCTATTTCACGCGCACAGGCGCTTAAAGAACTACTTCCCGGCCTTAACGCCCTCTTTGGTTTAGAGTACGGCAAGTACGAAAACGAGCATGCAGACATCTATGAGACAGAATCCTCAGAACGTAGTTTTGAAGAGGAAGTTAAGCTGTCTGGTTTTGGTGCAGCACCAACAAAAGCTGAAGGTTCAGCACTTGTGTATGACAATGCGCAAGAGTCGTTCACAGCTCGCTACACCCACGAAACTATCGCTATGGGTTTCGCCATCACTGAAGAAGCGATGGAAGATAACTTGTACGATTCGTTGTCCTCACGTTACACCAAAGCCTTGGCTCGCGCCATGGCGTACACCAAGCAGGTTAAAGCCGCCTCGTTGCTTAACACGGGCTTTACTACTTTCCAGTCTGGTGACGGCGTAACTTTGTTCAACACTGCACACCCAACAGTTAGTGGCGCAGTAAACGCTAACCGTCCGGGCACTGATGCCGACCTCAACGAAACTTCGCTTGAGCAGGCTATCATTGATATCGCAGCTTACACTGACGAACGTGGTCTTCTTATCGCAGCTCGCGCTAAGAAACTCATCATCCCGTCAGCTCTACAGTTCGTAGCAACTCGTTTGCTTCAAACAGAGCTTCGTGTTGGTACAGCTGATAACGACATCAACGCACTGAACACAAACGGTTCGGTTCCGGGTGGCTACGGTGTAAACCACTACCTAACAGACGGCGATGCTTGGTTCCTTACAACTGACATCCCGAATGGCATGAAGCACTTCGTACGTTCTGCGATGGCTACTTCCATGGACGGTGACTTCGATACTGGCAACGTGCGCTACAAAGCGCGTGAGCGTTACAGCTTCGGCGTATCCGACCCACTGGGTATCTACGGTTCACAAGGCGCGTAAGCTCCTAGAACTCAAACCATTCTCCGGTTTGGAAGGCTCCGCTTCGGCGGGGCTTTCTTTTTTTATAGACTTCGTGTACTATGAATTTATTCCCTGACAGACCGTATGATACGGCTGACATTTGCCACGACAGGAGACTTACATGGCTAATACGACTTTTTCAGGCCCAATTCGGGCTGGTACAATTAAAAACACAACGGGTACAGTTATAGGTACGAACGTGGCTAACATCGGTCAAGTTGTGATGTCTCAATCTATTATGATTAGTGCTGCGGTAGCGGTGGGAACAACCACCTATGATGTTGGTGTCATCCCCCAAAATTCACAACTTCTAACTGTTACAATAAGAGTGGCCGTAGCTAGTGATGCTGCGGGTGCTGCGACTGTCTCAGTGGGCAAGACTGGATCGACTCAGTATTTAATTGCAAACACTAACGTCAAGGCTCTTGGTCAGACTTCATCTATTGCTAATGCAGCTTTGGACGAGGCAGATCGTTTTGATGCGGATACTCAGATAATCGCTACGTTAATTTCCGCAGGCGGGACAGCCACAACGGGTCAAGTTACTGTGACGTTTACTTATGTACAAGCAAACAGGTTGCAGGATAAAGCTGCAAACACTTAAAGGAGAATCACATGGCTAATACAACTTTTTCCGGTCCAATTCGAGCCGGTAATATTAAGGATACTACAGGTACAGTTATAGGTACGAACGTGGCTAACGTAGGTTACGTTGTTATGTGCCAAGACACAGTACAAAGCCTTGCAGGCGGCGCTCTTGGAGCGGTTACAACAAATATTGTAATCCCTGCTAATTCTAAGATCGTTAACTGCATCATTGATCTTGTAGCTGCGGCTAACACTACTACCAACATCAGCGTTGGCGAAGTAGGTGGTAACGCTAATACAATTATTAACGCTGTAGCATCAGGTACTACTGTTGGTATCAAGGCTCTGGGCATCAGTGGCGGTGGAACCCTAGAGTGGGGTAACACTGGTACATCAGACCTCCGTCTAACTGTAACATCTTCTGCTGCTACTAACGCAGGTTCTGTTCGCATTACAGTAATGTACGCACAAGCGTTTAACACAGTAATCCGTCCATAAGGAGTTAGCAAATGGCTGGTAATGAAGTACGCGCGTATAACGTCACTACAGGAGCGGTGCCAACTACAGTGGTTGGCCCCTCACGTTCTCGCTTGCAGGGTGTCCTTGTAAACGGAGCGGCAGCGACGGCCTTTACTATAAAGAACGGCTCTGCAACAGGGGATACCCTCTTGCAGTTAAGCCTCCCTATTGGGTGGAACGATGTTTACATACCTAATGACGGTATACTTGCCGACAACGGGTGTTTCGTTTCTGCCCTAACTGGGGCTGGTTCTACTATAACTCTCCTACTGGAGTAACGTATGGCTAAGGCACCTGCAGCAAAAAAAGACCCTCGCCTTGCACGGGCGGGGGTAGCGGGCTTTAACAAGCCTAAGCGGACTCCTAGCCATCCAAAGAAGTCTCACATTGTTGTGGCTAAAGAGGGTGATAAGATTAAGACTATCCGGTTTGGGGAAAAAGGCGCTAGTACCGCTGGTAAGCCCAAAGCTGGTGAGTCGGACCGTATGAAGGCCAAACGTAAATCTTTTAAGGCCCGTCACGGCAAGAACATTGCCAAGGGTAAAATGTCAGCCGCCTA